GCCCGCTGTGGCCGCGCCCGCTGCCGCCTGTAGCGTCGTTGACTGCGCCTTGCTTCGCGGCTTAGACGGCTCGTCGCCAGTCACCCATTCTTCGGTCGGGTATTCATCCCAGGCGAGCTGGAAGTGCGGCCCATCTCGAAACTTCTGCCAGTCGCCGCCCCAAGTGATTGCAACGCCTTCGGCCTCAGCCGCGGCCTTTACCGCTGGCCCCAGCTTGTCATAGAGCGGCCAAGCAAACGCCGCGCCATCCTTGCCAATAGGTAGTAGGTCAACCGCGTGTCCGGTGAGGTGGCGGCTGTTCATCGTCTTGGACGCGCCAGACGCATACAGCTCGCGCTGCCGCTGCATGGTTCGCAGTCCCTCAATCACGATGAAGTCGAGCGGGCTTTCCTGTAGAGCGCGGTCAATAACTCGCCGCAGGTCAGGGTGGATTCCCTTGAGATTGTTCAGGCTGCGCTTGCTGTAGCGTCTCACTTCGACCCCACCTTCGCAATTAACGCTTTGATGTCGTCGCGTATCTCGGCCAGCATCTGGTTCGTGTCCTCACGCGCCGCTTTCGCAAGGTCCATATCTTCCTTGCGTTGGTTCCAGAGCCTTTTAATCTCTTTCGTGTTCTCCACGCTCCGCGCCTCCAGTCGAATGAGCCAGACCAAGAAGCCGACGAAGGCCAGCGCCACTGGCCAGAATTTAAGGATGTTCTCGGTCATAGGACGCCTCTAGTCGTTCAAGTGTGTATCGCGCTCGTTCGACTTCCATAGCCCACGCATCCGCGATGTGGTTCTCCTGCCAGAAGAATAGCAGATTTATTGCCTGCCCGATACGCTCCCAGAACACGCTATCCTGACCGTCGATGTAGGCCCGCGCCGATAGCGTCTGTGCCGTGCTGCCACCGAAAACAATGGCGTTGAGCATCCGGCTCAGTAGGCTGACCAAATCGAAAGCCAAGCGATATGGGATGTAGGCAATCCGGTTCATGTCTCTTCGCCAAGTATGCAGATGTAGCCTTCACGCGCGACGGCCACCTTCATTCTGTAATCTGACCAGTACCAAAGCACGGGATAAGTCGCCTCTTTCAACGCCACGGCGTTAATCCACGCCATGAGGATGAAAGAAGCCATGCAAGTCACGACCAAACTCTTGACGGACTGCGAATGGTGTCAGGGTCAATCAGTGCCACGCTCATCAGCACCTTGGCGCTTTCCTCTGCGTTCACGTTTGGGTCAGGCGTTCCGTTGAGCGTCCATGTGATGCCTGTAACCACCCACGATGCTAGTTCTGGAATATCCGCATCCATCACGCTCAGAGACGGCTCACCAATGCGCATATTGACATGGTGGCGGGTGTCAAACGTAGGGGCCGTGAGTTCGTTGCCCTCGTCGTCATACGTTCCCGCTGTGAGCATCACAGGGCCGATGTGGTCAATATAGACGCCCTTGCTTGGGTAGATGTTGCCCTCGTCGTCTTGCACTAGGATATTCCGCGCAAGTGCCGCTGTCTCGAAAGCCTCGCGGGTGTCTGCCCTTACGATGGTGTCGATATACCCACCCGATTGCCGCGCGTAGATTTCAACGTCATTTCCGTCTTGGTCTTGGACCGTCATGCTCATGATGTAGCCGCCTCCAACTCAACATCCGTTGCGCCATAGCCTCCGAGAATACGCAGGGACTTGATGTTGATTACGCCTGTTGGTGCAATCTCAAAGTCCGTTGCGGAGAGGTCAGGCAGGGCAGTTGGTGTGGTGTCTGCCGTGAGGGCTGTTCCGTCTACTGCACCGTTGAGATCACTGGATGTGTGGCGAGATGCAATGTTGAACGGTACGTTGACGCCGGAGGAATAGTCATCAGACGCCCCTATAACAATGGATGCTGTTGAAGATTGATAAGTCCTAAAAACCATCCTCCCAACATTTGGTCCATTTGTGTTTAACTCTTGCCTTATTGAGTTAGCACTTTCACCGTCTGCCCACTGAGTGAATTTTACCTCTGGAGCTTTGTCCTCATCAGCATAAGTCATTTCCCCATCCATCGCTATCGTCATAGCCGTGCTATCGTAGGGTAGGAGAGTGCTGTCGATGCTAAGTGCGTCCGCTGGTCGTGTGACCTGTGAGCCAGCCGTGGGGATGTAGGAAGTGGGGATGGAGGATTCTTCTAGCTGTGCGCCGTAGATTAGGATGGAGGAGGTGCCGTCTAGGTCTACAACTTCGTCCCCCACAGTATCCCCAGAAGACACATAAATGCGAATCTGACCAGCCGTGTCAGCGGCATCTGTCGTAAATGTAATTGCAAAACGATACCAACCATTACCCACACTCTCTACGTTTGGCGTAATGCCTGTTCCGGCAGAATAAGCTGATGTTGTGCCGTCAGACAAATCAATAAAATATCCATCAGCGGCAGGGGTTGTGAAACCACTAAGGTAAATAAGCGCATGGGCTAATTGGTCTGCCTTTAAGAACGCACTGAATGTGTATGTTGTTGACGTGGACACAGTAACATCTTGCCGCAAGTAACAAACGCCTGTGCCTGTGGAGTTATCATCAATTATTTGCGTGGCACTCGTCTGGCCGTCTGGGCCTGTTTCTGATGGACTGCTGGGAGTATTCAAAAATCCAGCCGCAAGCCAACTCGCATCCGTGAAATCCTGACTGTAAGTAATCAAATTCGTACTCTGAGGTTCCACCAGACACCGCTTGACCCACGATGAGCCGTCCCAGATGTGGTTGTCCACTCGCGGCAAATACCGTGCGGATGATGTGGTGGGGAGATACGTGCTGCTAGAGGACAGACCACGATAGGACGTAGGAATATCTGCCATGCCGCCAAGGTCGGAGCGGTAGACGTGTGCGCCCCAGATGAAGATGGATTCCGTTCCCGCTGCGGTCCAAGAAGAAAATGGTTGATCCACAACCGTCTGGTGAGGTGCAATTACAGGGTAGCTAAAAGTTTCACCTCCAGTGTTAGTAATCGAGCAGCGATACCAGCTGTCCCCAACAGGGGTGATTGTTGCGATTGCCTTGGCCGTAGACAAGACCGTGCCGCTTGTGAGGTCAAAAAAGCCCATCGCACGTCCGTTTCCGTCGTTTCCAAGGCCAAGAATGTTTACTGTGTCCGCCTTTGCATAAACACTAAAGGTAGAGCCGGTTGGAGTAGATACGCTTGTAAGATTTTGGTATATTGCGTGGGAAGACGTTCCAGCAGTCGCAGTAATTCGCTCGGCGGTCACGGTGCCATCTGGGGCAGTGGAGATATCAGCCGTAATTGCCGCGTTGGATTTAACCCAATTCACATTATCAAACTGTTCCGAATACTTCAGAAGATTATGCCCAGCCCATTGCAGGGTGCCATCGTCAGCTACTTGGGTTGCGTTACCAGTGCGCGTGTGCGTCAGGAGGCTGGCTGCTGTCGATGTTGCCCCATCCGCGCGGTACTTATCCGCTTCGAAGTCGGCAATGGTCTGCGGGGTTTGACCACCGATGTTGTAGGCGGCAAACGGATTTCGTATAGCGCCAAAAGGCGACCGGATGCCGTCAAGCGGGGATGTGATGCTGTTCAACATGATGGCACTCCTGTTTAGCCGTGGGAGACCATCACCTCGGCACCAGTCGGCGCGTAAGCATAAACGCGGGTGGCGCTGATGCCGGGGAACAGATCGCTCAGTGTTGCGTTGCGCTCACCCTGGCCGGGATTGTAGCGTACTGCGCCGTTGTCATCGGTCGGAGCAGTCGCGCCCGCCGTCCCCTTTACCAGTATGTAATCGCCGCTTTTGTTCTGGAACGTGATTGACGTTACATCAGCGTCGGTAAGCTGGGTCCAAGTCGCAATCGGCAGGACCACATCAGTATTCTGAGCCATTTTAGAACCTCATCCATTTAGAGTTGCGTGAACCCTATCATAGACAGCGGGTTCGGGCAATTACTCAGGAGGCACGGGCCATGTCACGTTAGTTGGGTCTGTCACTGCTGACGGCAGGTCTCTGAGTTGCTGGCGGTACGCCTTCCAAGCGGCCTTGTCGCCGGGAACGTCCTCGATGACTTTGAAGTCTGTCGCCTTCAGAAGATTGTCTCGCTGATCTCGGAATGATTGCCAAGCGGCCTCAAGTTCCTTGTCAGCATCTTTAACAAACTCGCCGTCAACAACCTTGTGATTATAGTCAGCCGGACGCCCATTGAGGATGCCGTACTTGGGTGGCGGATACTTCTCAACCAGCTTGTGATGCACTTTTCTAGGCGCACGCTGAACAAGGATGATTTTGCCTGTCTCGACTTCGTAAACGGTCTTCATCGCTTCACCACTTTAACCATCAGGTTGCTCTCGCGCAGGGTTAGCTTGGTTATGTCCGCAGTCTGGCCCTCTAGGCTGACGGTATAGCTGCCAGCATTGACATCAAAGAAGCCGATAGATGTAGATGCGCCCGCTGTGAAGCCGTCCAACTCCACTGAGTTAATCTGCGTCTTGGTTGTCCCGTCATCGACATAAACCCTCAGAGTGCCTGTTGACGGGCTGGAGAACTTGACGTTACCAGATGTGATAGCCTCAAGGTAAAACGCTTCTGTTGAACTCTGAGAGATGCCGGGAAGCGCGGGAACCTCGACATCAACGCTCAAGATTTCTTCTTCAGTAAAGTTGGCCGCGAAGGTAAAGGCAGACGTGATCTCAGTGGCGTAGGTTTCAACAACCTCACCGATCCCGATGTCTCCTGTCGCCGTTGCCTTCTTGAACTCAATACCCGTGTAGTAGACTTCCCCATCAAAGCGGAAGTCCGTCCATATCATAAAATACGGCCTTACATAAACAGGCTCAAACCCAGTGCCGGATGGCGGTATTTCAAAGGTTGCCTGATGAAGAATCCACTCATTTGCAACACTCGCATCCGGCGAAACGGCTCTTGCATAATCACCCCACTCGGCAGACGGGATATTTGCTGTGATGTCGTTGAAGTCTTTATCGAAGAAGTCCAGCGCGAAGTGTGTAAGGGCAGCGGCAAGGGTAGTGAAACGTGAAAACCCGAACGTGCTGAACGTAAATTTCTCACCCGGCCTTACCGCGATAAATCCATCATATTGCATGAGGGGGTAAAATTCGAGGCTTGTAACGCCCGTTTTGTCTTGGAAGGCACCATCAGCATCGTATGGACCAGCTTGGCTTATGTCCCAACTAGATTCGCCTGATGTACCGATCTCGGTGGCGTCGAACTTTATGAAGCCCGCACGCGGGCATGTTTGAATTGCCGCTGTTGCGCTGTCAGGATCGTAAACGCCCGTCTCTGCGGTCAACAGTCCGCCTTGAGAGCCGCTGGTCTGAACCATCTCGGAATCCCAACCGGATGCCCCTGCAAGCGTTGTCCAGTAGTTACTGCTGCCTTGAGCAAAGTCGCCGTTCTTGATTAGATTGATGAGCGGATTAGATGGCAGGCTTGGGTTAATCAAGTCGCTGTTGTTAAAGATGATTGCCGTCTCTTCAGCGTCCCATGCGAAGGCGTCCTCTGAAGTCTCCCGCAATGACAAAGCAACGCGAAGATCGCCCTCACTGCCGATAAAGAACCGCCAGCTTACCACCTCGAACTCTTTAGCCGTCCAGCCATAACGATCAATCGTTAAGGCGACGATCTCGCCCACCTCGACATCAAAGGCGTTCAAGCCAAACTCAGCCTGAAAGACCATCTGCTCACGGCCGCGTAGAAGCGTCATCTTCGCAAGGCGCTGGGCTGTCGCGCTGGATGTGGTGAACGGCAAGTCCAGATCAAGCGCCTGCTCCACGCCGTCATCCTCGGTTAAGAACGTAGCGGATTCTATCGGCGGGTAATCAGCGGCGATGTATCTGTTTTCTGCGTCATTAAAGACGCCCTGAACCTTGTTGAATTGGTCGCGCAGATTGACGCGCGTTTGCAGGCTGATGTTGCTGCGAAGATCGTCTAGCGTGAACGTCTTGGTCGGCGCGTTGTATTCACCAACGGCCAGCTTCCACTTTCC